CATCATGATCTATCTTGATGCCCACGCCCCACACTTTGAACATGTCGTGGCGGACGTAGTCCATCGTTGTTAGCTTGGTGAGCGACACTTTAGTGTCGTAGTATGTTTCGAAATCAAGGGTTACTAACATCAGAAAGAGACTCCATCACGTTCATTGTGGGCGTAAATTTCGCCCTCTACATTTTTGAAAGAAGTGATGAGTTCTTTGTATGCTTCCGGCATTCGAGACTTGATCCATACGGCAGCGTATGTGTGGAACTCAGGGTGAATCCCATCTTCTGCCAGCTTGTCTAGCTGTTCGAAATATTCTTTTGTTTTCATTGCACCCTCCTAGGTGATTGAAAATTTACGTTTAGCTTTTGGAGAGCTGCTCTTTGATCAGCCTCTTCAAATACCACTGTGCTTTGCGAAGGTCTTCGACAGGTTTTTGTTTGTAGCGCCATCTGTGAAGGTATTTTTTAATCGAGCCTTCGAGGTAAGCGTCGAAACCATCACCGAGGCTATCTTTCAGATAGTCGATGCATTCGATACTGCCTTCGTTGTAGTGCGGAGGTTGGTTGACTAAGTCAGGTTGCATGTCGTAGGGGTCTACGTAGTCGCCTTTGCTAGATTTTTTATTAGCGTTGTTCCATTCAGCTGGCGTTGCTGTGTCTATACTCATTTCACTCTCCTAGCATCATTCTTGATAATACTCCTACTAATATCTTTACTCAAGAATTTAGTTGGATGCGGCACGTTTGTCCCCAGGGAGCTTGTCTGTTTGTTGTACACATCCACAAGACTGGGTAATCCGGTTCGTCACCAACGTGTCCTTCTAGGTCAGTTAGGTATACAGCTGCTGCAACGTCTGGATGGTGTTCGTTGAGATAGTCGAACGGGGGTGAGAAGGATGTACCGCCGCCGCCTTTGATCACGTTTTCTGGGAACTCATCTTCAGGCATGACCTCATGTACGACTTGCACTTTTGTATCACAGTGAATGACCGTTAGTTGTTCAGGTCTTAGATCGGCATGTATGGATCGTGCTTCTCCAAGAAACTGCTTCCAGTACTCGTGACATGAGCCAGAAGTATCGACGATGAATGCGATATGACCTACTGTCTCGTTGATCATGCTGGGCAAGTATTCGTCTTCACTGATGTAAGCGCGGTTGGGTTTGCGCCAGCTGTAGTCATCCTTAGCATGCGATGAGCAGAACGGCCAGAGTACTGTCCGCCAATCAACGACTGGTTTAACGATGTCTTGGATAAACTTACTGATGTTTCCTGGCATTTTGCCTGCTTGCTTTGCAACTTCCGCTGCTTGCGTAACAGCCACTTGCCATTCGGATTCTACTGCAGCGTTACTATCCGCTTTGATATCGCCGCTGCCTGAGTCAAGAACTATGCCCCACGGACATTGCTTAGCACCTTCGGGCAACTTGTTGTATATCGAGTCTACCGACATATCGTAGTACGCTTTATCGATAAGTCCGCCTGCGGGTAATATAAAACCACACTCAATTAAGTGCGGGTTTATTGCGTAGTCACCTGCGATGTTCCATTTCTTATGATCACGGTTATTGCGGCGCGTCATATGATTCCATACGCAGTGCATAACTTCGTGTGCAATAAGACCCTTGCGCTCTGCAGACGTGAGCTTTTCGATAAACTTACTATTGTAAGTTAACCTTTTGCCGTCTGTTTGCGCGGTAGCACAGTTTTCGTCGTCTTGAACTAGCTTGAGACGCAACGCTAATGTGCCGAAGAACGGCTGGTCCATTAGCAGTTGCGAACGAGCTTTGAGCATGTCAGATTCAGCTGACATATTAGCCTCCTAGCATTTTGGCGGTGAGTATTACTTGGTTTGCAGCAGTAGCATCAAAGTTAACTTCTTCTTTGATCTGCTTAGCACGCTGGACTCTCGTTACTTTGGTATGCATCTGCTGTATCTTGCTTGCAGGCACAAGATTCTCAGCTGCTGGCCACACTTCGAGTAGTTGTTTGAGTGTTGTACATCGGTTAACCAAATCCTTAATAGAAAGGCGATATCTATCTTCGTTATCAGAACGGGTCTTTCGAGCAGCGACAAGTTTATGAAACAGATCAGTAATTGTGGGGATGTGTTCAGGGTCTAGTTCATCGATGTACAGATGAATATAGCCGTAAGCTCCCCCGTTTAAATAATCAGTTATCGGGGTTATGAGGCTTACGTCTATGTTAGCGTCATACGCAGCGCCGCTGTTTGTATAGCAAGCTCCATGTAATGTAATGCTTGTTATGTCATCATTGCGTATTCTTGGCAATATTGAGCTGGCATGGCGTCTACTAATATGAGATTCTTTATCAAGACCCCGCTCCATACCTATATGACGCATTTCTCTTAGAAATATTTGCGTAGGTGAGTTTTCAACAGCTGTTTTTACAAGCTGTTGAAACTCCGTGTTTGGTTCTGGGTGTGGATTACTTACGTGAAAAGCATCCATTGCTTTCTCGTATATGCGTTGTCCAAGTTCTCCGGTCATTCTTACTGAGGCCATTGTCGTTCTCCTATAAAAGTACGTCGGCGTTGTCGTTCTGCCATTTGATGTATGGGTCGGCTTGCACAAAAGTTGGCTCTTTGGCTAAGCAGTCACGTATGCCAACTATTTGATATTCAACTGGCAGGCGTCTTGTGTATTTCATTATTGCTTCGAAGTTGTTTGCATCAACACGGCTGACTAAAGCACTACATACGGCAAACATGACAGATGTGCCTACTGGCACTTTTGTCGTGGTTGGTTTGGCGATGATGTCATCGATGTCTGGCAAGTCAGCGTAGATTTGCTTGTATGCAATGTACTCACCTGCTGGTCCGTCACCTACAAGTGACGCAACACCGTAGAACGTATCTGACATGTGAGGCAGCTTACGATTGACGTATGCCCATGTTCGAGGTGTTGGGAATGCATTTTGAGTAGCATCAACAGCGTTGAGGTTTCTTGGCGCAAAACGCAGAAAGCCCGTGATTGACGAGTCGATGTTGTTCTTCACGGCCCACGCTACCCAGTCATCGATATTCGGTTCTAACAGGAAGTGCGAGAAACGATTCTTAACTGGTGTAGGCATTTCGTGAATTGCTGCACGGTCGATAGAACGGTTGCCTGCGCCGATGAAGATCGTGTTTTTGGGGGTTTGGTACGTACCGATTTTGCCGGTAGTTAATAGCTGCAATAAGCTATTCTGAGTTGCTTTAGGTGCAGTAGTAAGCTCATCAATAAAGATGATTACTGTACCTTGATAGTTAGTGTCGGGATAGTCTTCCGGCACGCCGTAGCGGGTGCGGTAAGTACCGTCTTTCATCTCGACAACTTTCAGCCCACCGCGTACGTCAACCGGATCGAACAGGTTGGCGCGTATTTCAAACAGCTTGGCGTTAAGTTCCTGCGCTACTTGGTACACGATCTCCGACTTACCGACACCTGGGCCGCCATGTATCATTGATGGTATGCCAGATATCGCGTTTGCTTTAAGCTCTGGTGCTAGGTCTTTCGGTCTTATGCTTCTCATAGTCTTCTCCTAAGACAAAGGTTTGGTTAAGGTGTGTTGCGAAATTTACTATCTTCTGCCACACCATTTCTGGTGCGGTGTTGGTGAATTCTTCACTGCAACTGTGTGCTATTTCAGCCATCAGTTTTCTTTCAGTTAGGTTTTCCCAGAAAGGTGGTAATGGTTTAGAGAGATAGGCTCGTGCTGCGCATTCGATTAGCTCTTGTTTATTAAACTTCATCAGGAAGCTGTTCCTCTTTCCAAGTTTCTACATTTGTGATTTTGCTAGCTCCCATGCTGAACGTTACTTCGTAAACTTGTGGTCCTCTCCGTACATGTTTCATTTCTTCCTTTGCAAACCTTTCTTAGGCGGCGGACTTGTGCGGAAGAAAATGCTTCGGCAAGGTCTGTTGCCATGACACAACGTTTATTACGTAAGTCTCTTAGCAGTTCATTGAAAGACAGATTCACGCCATCGAAGTCGAAGTACACGAAATAAATTGTTTCGTCGTGGGTTTCTTGCGGTGCTTGACTAAGCACTTTGGTTATCTTCAGCTTGCGTATTACTTGACTCATTTTTCTTCCCTCGAATTTTTTTAAGAGCTTCTTGGCCAGCTTTACCTTTCGTTGATAGGTGAAATAGATTGGCCCGTTGTTTTTTGGTTGCACCTTGTTCTAAACCTGATGTGCCGATAGGCACTTGTTCGATTACTCCACCGTCCTTGATAAAGTTATCGATTAGTTCCTGCATTTGCTTCCGTGCCTTCTCTTTTTCTCCTGAAGATGGGAGTTTTGGTTGTACATTTCGTGTTGCGCCGCGAGTTAGGTTGTTACTCATATGTGCTTTTTCCTGTAGCGGGTTGATTTGGTTAACATAGAAACGTCGATGTCGTTGCAGCACTCTGACAACCAGGACAGGACGTCTCCGATGACGCGGGCGGTGTGTGCTGTAAGTAAGCACGCATAAAGTTTGATGGGTCTTGTTACTGGTTCGTGGTTCATGATTCGTCCTTTGGTGGGGTTATAGTTACCTTCCCTGTCCATTTGTTGATGTGCGCTTTATACCCAAGCGCTTTTGCAGTTGGTTTGAGAACAGTTTTTTCTAACGCGCAACGTTCTTTGTAGAGTGCAAATGCATAGAGGGCTGCTAACGGAAGTGCTAACAGTAGTGGGTTCATGGTTCACGCTCCTTGTTAAGCTGCAACGTCTACGGGTCCAGCCCACTGCTCAGCCATTGCTTTTGCAATGCCAGGAAAGAATCGGCTGCGCTCTTTCCAACGATCAGGGCCAGGAGGCATTAAATGTATTCTTTGTTCTCTGC